ATACATCTTGATCACGTTGACAGCAAAGTTCGCACACGCGTAGTCGCGATAGACAGAGAGTGTCTTGGCGACATCTTCAATTTGGCGGTGCGGTAACATGAGCCGACGTGCAAGCATGTCGAGGTTCCACGCGTAACAGCGGGTTTTTGGAGTGACAAGACTCTCAGGCAACCCACGTTGAAGTGCTTCACGAACCAACGGCACTTCAGAGCCCCCGTCGAGCCACAACTGTTTCTTCGCCTCAAGAACAGCTGCGGCGTACGCGATGCCCCCCTGGACCCCTGTCCACCCAGCGGGGAGCCGAAGTTTGACCATCATCCCACGGGACAAGGTCCGCATGGGAGCTGACAACATCGTGGGCACGCCTGGCCATGCCCAACGATTAGCAGTCTCAAGTTCTTGTGGCGTTTGGGCGGGACGCCAAAAGATATATCTTGAGCAAAAAGAGCACATATCCCAGCGGATATGACTATGAACCACAGCGGGCTCGTGGCCGGCTTCTTGAATGGCTAGTTCATAGATTTTCGTGATGGCCTTTTGGTCGCCGCCTGCCGCGAAACGGGCCAAGGAATCGTCTCCTAATACGATCAAGTCGGCCCACAGAGGCTTCTTGAGCTTTCTGAGGACTTTCATGCTGGCGAACAAATGGAGGCAACAATTCCAGAGGGAATTACCCCAACTGGTTTGAGGATCGCCGGACCTCCTCTGTCCGGTGATCCTGAATGTGCCTACGCGCACTTGTCGGCCACGATAGTTGAAAACGATCCGGCCCTTTGTTTCTTGGGACGCCCTGTCGAACGCATCATGCAGGTTGAAGGCACTTCCCATGGCGGTCAGCTTTACCTGTTTCCCACGCATTTCTGCGTAGTAGTCAGGTATTTTTTCGGGCAGCATGTACTGCACGAATCGGCTTTCCGACATGTTCGGCAGCTCAAAGAAAGAGCCGTCGAAGGCCTTGATGTCGGCCTCGACGACGTCTTTCTCCTGGGAGTCGGGTCTTGCGACCCACTCCCCGAGCTGCTCGGAAGTCATACCGCAGCTGTAGCGGCATGTCCACTTCAAACCTGCAGTGTCATAAGCGCGCTCTCCATCGAGAACGGCTTCGACAGCGTGCTGGGCGGTGGCCATCAAGTATCGAGCATAGATGGGCCACGACGTCGACTGGATGCCCCGAGGCTTGGCGGCATCCTCTTTTCCTGCCGATTGCTCGAACTTCACAAACACGGCGGCCTCGCCGAGTTCGCGTTGTTTCGACAGGAAGTCGTTGTTTTGGCGGACGTACCCCGCCAGTTTGGCTGTGTTGAAGCGTTTTACCCATTGCCCAAACGATTCAACATGCACGTTGGTCGCGTTGTAAATCACGCGTTCTTCCTCACCGGTGCGGACGTTAACCATGACTACCGATGCCTCTTCCACCTCCCCGCGCGAAACTTGCGCGGCAGCTGTAAGGTGTGGGCGAAGGGTGTCGTGGTAGTCGTCCACGAAGCGGCGGAACTCCTGCGTGTATTG